ACGCATCGACGACCGAGCTCGCTTGCGAACAAACGCACCAGCCTTACTCAAGACTTTGCGTTTCGCTTTTTTCAGCGAGGCAATCACCTTGGGCCGATCAAAGAAAGCTTCGCGGACTTTGAACGTCACATTCATGGCGTGAATTTCTCCACAGCAACGAACGGATCCTCGTAATAAACCCGAGTCAGTTCGACGCCAACAGCATTGTGGACAGCCACCGAGTACCGGTACTCTCCTGGGACCAGTCCGCCCGAGGTCGCTCGAGGCATCTCGCAGGTGAGCGACCATTTCCCCGATCCGATGTCCGCAGCAGTGCCAGTGACAGCAAATGGGTGAGTCCCGTTGGTGCCACCGAAGTGGACCGTGACAGCACCGGCCGACATGCCAGGGATCGCGGAGATCGTCCAGACGAATGCGGTACCATGGGCGGTCAGGTAATCATCGCCGATGACGATCTGGTCGACGGTTCCTTTGGCGGTGACTGGGCCAGAGTAAGAAACCTTGCCAGCGGTGATCGTGTTGGTTTTGGCGGCGATTACATTTTCGAGCGACAGGTAGCGAGAATGCTCGACGGGGATCACTTGGACGCCAGACGTCGAGGACTCGGGAAAGAAGTCTGCGGTGATGCCGTTGGTCTCGCCCGCGGTGACATCAAACAGGTAGTAGCCGTCCTCCATCTCGGTCGGATTGGTATCGGCCAGGGCAGCACGAGCACCGCCGTCGAGAGAGACTCGACAGGTGATTTGCGCAGCACCGCCAGTCACCGGAGCGTTGGTTGTCCGGTTGAAGGCGAAGACCTTGAGTGTTCCGGCAGTGGCTCTGTACATGATTAGGTGAGGGTCAGGAGTCCATTGACTTGGTCGAGGTCGATCGTGAATGTTTCGCCGTCAAGCAGGGTGACCGAGTCTCCACGGTCGTACCATCCGATCAGCGGCTTGGCTGGGCTGGTCTGCGTGTCGTCGTAGACAGCGACGTACCGAAACGGTCCGACAGATCCTCCCGAAGCGGTGATCACCAGGTCGGCCACAGTGAGCTTGTACACTCCACCGGTCTGAGTGCTGCTGCTGGTCGTCAGGTTGCGAGTGCTGGCGTTGGTGTAACTGATCTGCGTTAGATCAGCCAAAACCGCATTGGTAGCTACAGGAGCGACGTTGGTCAGTGCGACGGCGAGTTGATCTGTGGCAAGGTTGATCTTGCCTTCGGCAACGTTTTTGGCGAACGATTGGAACTTGTTGAAGGTGGCCATTTACTGAGGTCCTCGCATCATGAACAGGTAGTAGTAGGGGGCGACTCCAGACGCAGAGCCGGTGAGATTTGCATCGGAGACGACAAGGATGTACTGGGCACCGTCGGCGGAGATCTTGCGATCGGCCAGCAGCGACGCGGCAAAGTTGTCGAGTTGTAGTGAAATCGATCCAGCATTGAGCTTGAGGGATCGAAGCAGCTCGGCATTGTTGCCAGCCAGGAAATACACTGCTTGGTCCGCCGTCAGCTTTCGATTCGCGATCAGTCCAGCATTAGTGCCCGTCAGAGCGTAAGCCGCAGCTCCGCCGTCGAGCAGTCTCGCGCAGATCGTCGCAGCATCGTTGCCGGTCGCCGTGTAGGAGGCCGGATCGACCGAGAGCAGGCGGCTTGCAGTCGTGTTGGCCGCGTTGCCGGAGAGGATGTATTGAGCTTGATCGGCAGCAAGCACTCGACTTGCGAACAAGCCTGCTTCTTGACCCGTCAGACTGTAGTTGCCTGTCTCGCAAGCAAGCACCAAAGCGGCGATGACCGCAGCGACACTGCGTCGTCTCGGTGGTTGCATGAGCATGCCACCGCCCCGGCCTTGCTCGTAGATGAACCGAACGTCGTTGGCGGTTAAGCCGGTGTTGAAAATAATTATGTCGTCGAGTTGCACCGGAGAATGAGACCCAAACGAGCCGAACCGGCCAAGATTTAACTCTCGCGAACTTAACGGGCTCAAGCCGTTCGCCCATGCCTGAGAGCCTACTAAAATTCCATTGACATAAAAAAATGCAACTCCATTTCCATAGCCCATGAGCAAGTGATTCCATGAGCCTCGAATATCGACTCCAGAGTTGATCGTCACGAAGGTTCCGATTAAGGCTAAATTAGCCTGCGCGTTTGTCGGGTTTCGGAAATCGATTCCGTTTGATCCGGAGCTAGCGATTGGTATCGACGCTATGTAATTAGTGCTCGCATTGCCAGTAACTCCTCTAGCCCACACGGAAAACGAAAGACTCCCGGAGAGGAGCGGAGTCGTGGCGACAACAAAATCATTTGACCCGTCGCAATCCACCGCTAATTTGTCAGGACTCGCAACATACGCATCATTGCCGTTGTTCGAAAAGTTAATCAGCGTGCCATGATTCCGGCCCATCGTGTCCGGCAATTGCAATCCGGTGTTGCCGGAAAACGAAGGACACCAACGACCGACCATTCGGTTAGCGAGACTTTCCCATTCCGGCCCGTAGTACGCCAGCATTAGGTTATGGTCTCTCCCTTGTCGACAATTGCCAGCAACTGGACGACGTAAGGAATCGACGAGTAGTTGACGAAGCGACACTCGTAAATGTCACCGCCGGGGATCCAAACTCGGCGGACATCGGCGAGGTTGGTTACCGAGTTGGTATTGAGATTAAGAACGCGGTGATTTCGCTCGAGCGTCCAGGAGGTTGTCGCACCTGAAGCGATGCGGTTCCACTGGATCAACGTTCCGCCAGAGTTAAAAATGCAGACGGTGTCGCCGATAGCAAAGTTAGTCGAGGCGATAGCGATTGTGTTTGCCGAGGTGGACACATCAGCAGTGAGCGCCCCGAGCAAAGCGGCCGTCGTTGGGCCTTGGCCGACCATGTCGAAAATCGTCGTGGGGACAATGTCCGTGTTGTTGTCCGTCGGTCGGATCGCGAAGTATCCGGCGCGGGTCGGGGTGCCAGCGCTTCCACGGCCCATAAAACCGACGACCCAAGCCCCTGGCACGTTTCGCAAATCGAGCGTCGTGGATGCGAGTTCGATGTTTCCCGTCGCGACAATTTTCGGCGAGATCAGCGTGGTGTAGTCGGGCGTGGTTTTTGTGACCAGGGAAGGCATTACTTAGATTTCCTCGCTAGCTAAAAGCTCGATGTCTCGTCCTGTGATTGTGTCGTGCTGTTGGCCAGCGGCTAGCAGCGGAGCAGCTTGCTGCGGTGTGAGTCCCAGGCCATGCGGTTGCGGTGCCGTGAGAGCAGCACGGATGCTCGGGTCGCCAAAATCTGGCCGGGCATCCACGGCGGCTTCGCGGGTCATGAACGAGACCATGAGCCCGATGATCGGATTGACGTAAGCGACCGTTTGCAGCGCGGCAATGACCTCTCCGCCCATCGGCAGATTGTCGCGATAGACAGCGATGATCCCCATGAAGGACAGCGGCAGCGATCGCGGGACTCGCGGCGCGATCTCGCAGCACCGAATTGCGCAGTCTCCATACCGGCCCTCGGCCAGAGCTGCGGCAGCTTGCTGGTCGGCGGCGATCAATTGTCGAAGGGTCGGTTGGTCAATTTGCATCGGTTTTTGGTAGCGTCACATAGTGGACCGGGAGCCCGTCTCGCAAATTGTGCAGCTCGGCGCGGCTGATGCTCGGCGGTGGGCTGTCGGTGCGGTACGGGTGAAAATCAGTGCGTCTGTAGGGGCGAGCTCGCTTCGGGCTGTGGATGTTGGCTAACAGGGTCATCAGGTCACTGGTGCGATCCCAGCGGTCTTTGTTGATCTCGTCGGACATCCACATCAGCTCTCGCAGTGTGTAGGGCCCTGGCTCGATCCCGATTCTCGCTGCTAGTCGGAGGATGGTTGGCCAGTACTCGGCGCGCTCTTCTGCATCGCTTTTTCGATCATCTGATCCAGACTCGTCAGTTGCTCCTGGATCCCCTTCTCGAGCAGTCCCTTGTCCATCGCGGTGGTGATCCGAAGTGCCGTCTGGGTCTGGAGTGCCTTTCCTGCCTCGAGGATTCGCCGAGCTGTGGCTCGGCGATTGGACTCCGGGAGGAATTCCACCAGCGCCTCTTCGAATGCGGTGACAGCCTGGCCGAGAGCATCGCCAGCGAGTGACCGTCCGAACAGCTCGGCGGTGACTCCGATTTTCTCAGCGACGGGTCGGCAGATCTCGTAGATCACGTCGATAGTAAACACGATGTCGGAAGTGAGCCGGTCGATCGTTTCGGGGTCCGCCAGTGCCCTGGCAAGATCGATCGAAAATACAGTGCGGACGCGACGGATGACGTCGACGTCAATGCGAAGATCCCACGAGCGGGATTCGCAATCCTTAAAACTGGGCATGGTCGAGTTGCCTTCGTTGGGATTGGAGTTATCGAAGAAAACGGATCGTTCGGATTGCACCCCGAACGATCGTGAATTGAGTGACGTTGTAATCGTCGTGTTTGAATCGCTTCGATGGATCTGAGTAGACCCAGGAAGCGACCA